CTTGGAGTGTGAGTTTTGTCATTTTCGTTTCAAACGCCTGTTAAATCGTATACGAGATTATACCGCAATTAGTACTGAGAGGGGCTTTACCGAAGGCTGGCACGGGTGCCAATGGTGTCCCCTGCAGGAATCGAACCTGCAACTAGCCCTTAGGAGGGGCTCGTTATATCCATTTAACTAAGGGGACTTTGAACGCTGTAGTTTTTAATTGTTCGCTGTGTTTCCTATGCTACCGTAACCGCTTGCTGTGCTACAAGGTTTTTGTTTCTTTTCGTCCCTATTTGCTTCTACTGATTTTTGATAAATCTCGCTTTGTTCACTTGCCATTGCGTACACCTTGAGTACAGAATGCCTGAAAACTTTGTGTACAGGATATAAAGCATTGGCACTCAGCGACACCAAGCTGCGAAACATCAGCGGTAAGCCATATTCCGGCGCGGCAGAAGTCACAGACGGTGATAGCCTCAGTGCCCGTATAACTCCAACAGGCACGATTACTTTTCAGTACCGCTATCGATGGAATGGCAAGCCTGTACGCCTGACTGTGGGGCGCTATCCTTCTACTTCTCTCAAAGACGCTAGGGTTATTGTCGGTGAGATGCGCGCATTGTACATGAAGGGCGTTAACCCCAAAAATTATTTTGCCCGCGAAGACGGCGAACTGACGCTAAAAGAATGCCTGGATCAATGGTGGGATAAGTATGTCACCGACCTGAAGCCTAATACTCAGACGCTGTATAAATCCGTTGTGTACAACACCATGTACACACAATTCGAGGATGCACCCGTAGCCAATATTCCCATTTCGGCCTGGGTACGCTTTTTTGATAAGCAAGAAAGCCTCAACAAGAAAAAAGCGCGGGTGCTCCTTCTGCAACTGCGTTCTGTGATCAATTGGTGCATCAGTCGGCAGTTAATCCCCTCATGCGAACTGCTCAAACTCAGCGTAAAAAACATTGGTAAAAAGCCGGATATTGGTAGCCGGGTGCTTACTTACACCGAGCTGGCAAAGGTGTGGCTGGCGCTGGAAAACAGTAAGATTGTTTCATCCAATAAAGTGCTGCACCAGTTACTGCTGCTATGGGGAGCCCGCTTGTCTGAATTGCGCCTAGCAACTGCCAGCGAGTTCAATATGGATGACCTTATATGGACCACACCGGGGGAGCATTCCAAAATGGGAAATGTTATCCGCCGGCCGGTGTTCGAGCAGGTTAAACCATACGTCGAGAGACTACTGAATGCCGGTAACAATGTGCTGTTCCCCGGCCAGGAAATGGATAAAGCGATAGACCGATCGTCGGCGAATCTCTACATGAAAAAGCTACGGGATAAAATTGATATTCCGGAATGGCGAACGCATGACTTCCGGCGTTCGCTGGTGACGAATCTTTCGGGGGAGGGGATTATGCCCCATGTCACCGAAAAGATGCTGGGGCATGAACTTGGGGGAGTTATGGCCGTGTACAATAAACACGAGTGGCTGGTTGAGCAGAAAGAGGCGTATGAACTGTATGCTGATAAGATTTTCTGGCACGTTAAACAACTCGGTTAACGCCGCCATCCGCGATCCACTTTTCAACTGCCGTACGGCTGTATTTTGAAGGGTGGGTAAGAACAGGTGAGGGGAAGCCGTGTTTTGTTCTCAGTCGCCAGAGTGCGGTTCGTTTCTTGCCAATCAGCTCCGACACCTCTTTTTCAGTCATAAAATCATTACTCATGCTATACCTCTCTTTTTCATGGCATCGAGCAGGATGTCCTGCACCGTTCGTTTTGAGTTACGCCGCTCCATCACCATTTCATCCATAGTGCCGGCAGCGATAATGTGGTGGATGAACACCGGGCGGTTGTGTCCGGCCTGAATCTGCCGGGTTGGTCCGATGCGTTCGATAATTTGCTGGTACTGCTCCAGGTCCCACCAGTGCGAGAAAAACACCAGTATGTTGCCGCCGTCCTGCATGTTCAGGCCGTGGCCCGCGCTGGCCGGGTGCGCGAACAGGATCGGTATCTTTCCCGCGTTCCAGTCGCGCAGCGTCTGCGGATCCTGGTCAAGATGGCGACCTTTAGGAAACGCTTTAAGCAGACGCTCCAGGTCGTGCTTCCAGTGGTAGGCCACCAGCACCGGTGCGCCAGCTGCTTCGGTCAGTATGCTGTCCAGCGCCTGCAGCTTCGCGTCGTGCAGTTCTGACCAGCTTCCTGCGTCGTCGGTGTACACCGCGCCGCTGGCAATTTGCAGACATTTCACCGTCTTTGCCGCAGCGTTCGGCGCTTCGATACCCTCGCCGTTCAGCTCGAGAAACATTTCTTTTTCCATTTCGCGATACTGCTGGCGGGCCTTCGGCGGCATGTCCACGCGGATCACGTTATGGATGGGCTCTTTGATGTCGAACCAGTCGGCGGCATCAAGGGAGATAGTCACGTCGGCCAGCGCCCGCTGTATCTCGTCCTGTGAATGGGCGAACGGCTCCAGCTTCGTCCAGCTCTGCCCCGGAAACTGTATTGAGTTAAACCAGCGGGAGGTAAACGCGCCGTAGGTGCGTCCGAGGCGCTGCCCCTGATCGACAAACCACGCTTGTCCCCACAAATCCACCAGGCCGTTTGGCGCTGGCGTACCGGTGAGATTCATCCATCGCCGGATGTGCTTATGCGCCACTTTCCCCAGCGCAGCCGCGCGCTTACCACCTCCGCGCAACCGGAACGACTTTAGCCGGGTGCTTTCATCGGGGATGACGGTACCGAACGGCCAGCGGCCGCCCAGCTCTTCCACCAGCCAGACCAGATTGTCGTAGTTGATGGTGAACACGCTTGCGTTGCTGTTCGCCAGCGCCGCGGCGCGCGCTTTGGCATTACCGACAATAGGCTGCACCTCGATATTACGCAGATGCCCCCACTTCACAGCTTCATCCGGCCAGGTACTGGCAGCCACACGCAGCGGCGCGAGGACCAATGCAGGCTGTGTCTCCGCACCCGCCATGAAGAGATCTTCCAGCGTGGTAAGCGTCGCCACGGTTTTACCCATGCCCATGCCCGCCCAGATGTTGCAGCGCAGAGTGTCAATTTCGTGGTTGATGATGAGATCTTGGTAAGGGCGAGGCGTAAATACTTTAGATGAGGTCACGTGCGAGTTGCTCCACGCATTGCGGATTCAACCAGACGCATTCGGTATTTACCTTTGTGCCGCGCCCGGCAGATATCCGCGATTTAGTTTGTGATTTATGCCACTCAGGAAGCAGATCGTTATAGAGGTCTGATTCATAGCCAGATAACACTACATAGCCTTGTAATGACCGAAGTTCTTGCAGCAAAAATATATGATCTTCTTCGCTCATTTCGTGCCGGTATCTGCGATTTCCTCCCTTATCTCGTGTCGCCGGTAGATAGGGTGGGTCTACGTTGTGCAATGTGCTTTCGGCGTCATGTTGGCGCATTACCTGAGTTGCGGGGCGGTTCTCAATCAGAACACCAGTGAAGCGTTCACCGATGGCCGCCAGTCGATCCGGATATCGTGCCCAAACGTCCATGACCGTTTTATATTTGCGCTTTGCATCGATACTAAAACCGTTGTCTTTTTGGGTTGCTCCAGCTGAGCCAAAACCCATCATCGCGCGTACTGCTGTTCTGCGGGCTCTTTCTACCGGATCCGCTGACTCAGTTAATGCAGCTCTAAATTCGGCACGGGCGTAAGGGGTTAGCGCGCATAGATTTCGCAACCGGCTATTTAATTCCGGATCCCTGACCACTTGGAAGAAATTAACAATATCCTCGTCGATATCATTATAAATTTCGGCATAGCTACGCTGTTTTCTTAATAGAACACCAGCGCCGCCGCCAAATGGTTCTACATACGTGTGGTGGTCAGGGAAAAAATTAATTATCCAGTTGGCTAATCGGAATTTAGAACCGTGATAGCGAAGCGCGGGAGATTTAATTTTTCTGGATACGACCATATTTCAACCTTATGGCAGAACCAATAGATCGAAATGCTCCGGCCGCATGTGGCTAATGCTGACCTGCATGCCGCAGCACTTGCAAGGGTTACTGACGAATTCGAGGCCACTGCGACTTCCTTTAACTGTACGGGTCTTACCAGTAGTGCCAGCGGGAAGCTTTGCCCAGCCATTAGCCGTTTCGCTCTTAAGCGCCACAGTTGCGCCATTCCATTCATAAAGGCGTTTAGGGTGTTTAATCACAATATCCCCTCCAGATTTTTGCTATCCAGCACCACCACGGTAAAGCCCAGCGCGCGCAGCCGTTCGTGCTCGCGCAGCTGGTCGGCGCGTGGTGGTTTGCCGGGTGCTTTGCATTCAACGAAAACGAGACGGCCGCCGGGTAACAGCACAATGCGATCAGGTACCGAGCGGCGACCGGGTGAAACGAACTTAAAGGCGACCCCGCCAGCCTTTTTCACTTCGGCGATGAGGTGCTTTTCTATGAGGCTTTCACGTTCGTAGGCCATCAATCACCGCTCCACCAGCAGCTTCGATTGCTGCGATCACTTCATCTTTGGCATAACAATCAATAACCCCCGCCCAAAACCGTGTAGTTGGCAGTACGATGGTTAAGGGGACTCCTGTCTGTTTTCTCTCGTGCTTTAACTCCAGAGCCAGCAATTGTTCTAATGATGTTTTTGGCGCTGCTATGATCTCGTCAATCACATCATCAGTGAGATTTTTATCGCGCATCGTCTACCTCTTTCAGTTTTTCACGCCCGATTTGCATCAGACAAAAATCAGAGCGGCGTTCGCTCCATTCCTGGTTAGTGAGATTGTGCGATTCGCGGTTAGCTTTAGCCCATACTTTGGCTGCGCGGCGGTAATCGCCTTCTTTTTCGATACGCACAGCCTCCCGCGCAGTCCGGTAATAAAGCGGACTGTCCCGATGTTTAAATGGCATAGGGGATTACCTCAGTTGATAACGCCGATAATTTCGGGGTCGGTAGCGACTTCGCCGTTAGTATTTGGTACCTGACGGTAGCGGACCAGGACTGCGCCTTGTTCGCCCCAGTCTCTGCGAAGGGATCGCCAGGACGGTTGTTTGTCGCCGCAACATTCGAAAATGGCTGCGCTGTCTATATCGAACTGCGCGCGACTATCCATCACCATGTAGAGATATTTCATAGGGTCAACCCTCGTACTTGTCTGTGTAATCCAGACTCGCGAGTGAAAGGGCAAAAATCGCGTATTCGGGTTCCCCAGCCGCTTCTGCTAACGCCAGTATTTCTTGTTTCAAATGGCGAATAGCCGCTTGGTCTTCGTCGCTCAGCGTTGCTACAGCGCCGAGGATTACCAGACGCTGTACTTGTTGGTTTTGGTCAAGAGCCATAATCAATCCTTACGATAGTGATACGCCTCGAAGCCGCCAGCGTTCAGCGGCAGATCTGGCGCCCATTCGGGGTTAGTGGAGAGCAGCGCAGAAAGCGCCGTGTCGTTGAATTCGTCGGTGTCCGGTGATTCGCAAATCACCTCATCGTGTACCGTCAGCACAATGCCGTAACCGGCGTTCTCGATCAGCGGCATGTTCCCTGCCAGTACGTCGCGGGCGGCCGCCTGTGTGACGTTTTCCACCAGCTTTCCGCCGTAGGTTTTGAGCCGTTGCCATTTGCGCGAATAGGAGTTCACCCCCATATAGGTGATGTTCCCCTTTTCGATAGCGGGCGACGGGTAGCACAGCGCGCGTCCGGATGGCAGCTGTATGCGCAGCCACGCGCCATCACGGCGGACTTTCAGATAGCCGCAGTACAGCGTTTTTTTCGGGGTAGCGATGGCGGCGCGGACGGTGCGCTCGAGCTGATACCAGAAATCACAGGTTTCCGGATGCGCCCGGCGCCACAGCCGTTTAAGGGAATCGCAGGCGATAAATACGCGCTCTGACAGGCCGTAGGTCGACTTACGTTTAACCGATTCGTCATACCAGCTCTTTGCCTCGCGCATCACATCGCGGGGGATGTTGGGCAGCGCTGCGTCTGCCAGTTCGTCGAGGTCGAGGCCGTAAACGAGGGCAAAAGTCAGGAACGCCGCAACGCCACCGCCGAAGCCGAGGCCGAGCTCCATCACCTTGCCGATCTGGCGCTGGTATTTATCAACATCCTCATGTGAGATATTGAAGGCGCGGGCGTAGGCCAGTTTGTAGAGGTCAGGGCCGACCCCTTCGTCGTACTCACGGAACGCCTGGAGCTTCCACTCTTCACCGGCGAGCCAGGCCAGCTTACGGCCTTCGATATTCGACAGGTCAGAGACAACCAGCTTTTTGCCTTCCGGTGCCATGATGCAGCCGCGCAGCGCCGAGCTGGTCAGCTCCATGATGTTATCGAACAGCAAATCGGCGCATCCGGCTTTCAGCGCCTCGATGCCCTCGTCTATCTGATCCTGCTCAAGGGAAGGGCGGGGGAGGTTTTGCGGCTGGAACAACCGCCCGGCCCAGCGCCCGGTCCGCGATGCGCCGCAGAACTGCAGCGTTCCGCGCAGACGACCGTCGCGGCTTACGCCCTTCATCAGCGATTTATATTTGCTGGTACTGGTGGTGCTGGCCTGCAGGCGGATAGCCAGCAGCTCTTTCACCGCCGACGGTAAATCAGGATCCGCGATGCGCCGTTCCAGCGTGCTGCGCTGCATGTCCGGCAGCTCCACGCCGTACGATTCGACGATATGCTTAATCAGCGCATCGCGCTGGGTCGCCGCCTGCACTTCGCCGTCGGTCATCACCTGCGTACGCTTCGCCAGGCGTTTTTGCTCCTGGTCAACGGCTTCAATTGCTGCTTTCGCGAGTTGCACATCCATGCAGACGCCGCGGTCGTTAATCTGCTGATCGCGGTGCCACAGCGCCAGCTCTGCGCCCTTGTAATTCCACTTCGGCAGCCGCTTATACACTTCTCGCATCGCCTCGATATCCAGCCCGGCGTATGCAACGAACCGCGCCCACTCTACCGGGTGGGTTTTGCTGGTGGCCCGGCGTAGCTTGCTGTTCTTTGGGCGGGGCTTACAGAACAGCTGGATCAGCGCTTTACCCTCTTTATCCTTCGCCTTGTCCTGCGGGACGCCGAGCACTTCGCAAAGCGCCCCCAGCGCACCGGGGAGGCCATGCGCCAGCGCCTGCACCATTGTGTCGCGCCAGCGGGTAACATCGGGCGCCAGCTCGGGATGGTCGTGCCGCATAACCGTACGGTCGAAATGTGAGTTATGCGCCCATACCTCTATCTCAGGATCGGCCAGAGTCTGATACAGCATCGTCGGCATTACAGTGCCCGCTGTTAAATCCCATACACTGACAGGACCGTCGTCAATGGCCCAGGCCATCAACATTACCTCAACCTTTTCAGCATAGGCATGGGTGCCGTTGTTAATAGGCACTTCGCTGAAGGTTTCGAGGTCAATCCATAATTTTTCCATACTCAATCCTCGCAGGTGCTTTGCAAAAAGGGGCGCTCTTTGCAAAACACCCGGCGCGTAGCCGGGTGTGGAGGGGGTTAAACCAAATCGGAAGCGTCTGCGCCTTCGCTGATATCGTCGAAATCGTCAGTGCTTGCCACACCGCCGCCAGTGAATGCATCACCATCTTTGAAGAACTGGACACCACCGAGAGAGAAGCCAATGCCTTTCCCTTTGTTGTCATACGCGTACACGGTCACCGTCGCGTTGACGAAACAGCCGGAATAAGGTCGTCCATCAGCAGCAACAAGAGGCGAACGGTCACGGTCAATAACCAAAGGTCTGGCCTTATTTGACGCAGCTAAGAACATGTGGCCTTCAAAGCCCTCGTATTCGGACTTAGTATCCCCATCGCGGTACCCGGCACGGTTCGGGATATGTTTGATAGATTCCAGGATTTTTTCGTACTTGTCGCCCCATGCATCTTTTGCAACCTTACGGACAGCTGCCCATATTTGTTTATCGAGCTCGCTGTTTTTGGGGATCAGGAAGGTGTCACGGAATTTGAAATTTCCATCCCCTTCAAAGTCGGTGGCTTCGAATAAATTGCAGAATGCATGACGTACAGCGGTCAGCTTAAGTTTCATGGATGTTTCCTTAATTAAATGAGGTCTTCGGCGAACGCGTCGTCGGACACGTCGTCGAAATCGTTAACAGGGTTGATATTGAGCGCGGGGCGCGGGTCGGATTCAGGGGCTACGGCGGGTTTGCCGTCGGCGCGGGTTATCAGCGCTTCGACTTTCGTCCAGCGTCGCGGACTGGCCTTTTTAATGAGCTTTTCGGCCTTCGTCGGGCTAATCAGCTTGAGGTCGAAAACCTCCTCGGTTTTATAGCGGAACTGGTCTTTCAGCAGCGCGCGGGCGGCTTCTTCATCGCCCCATGCACGATTACCCTGCTTGCCGGTAACCAGCTTAAAGCCGGGGACCGGGTGCCCGGCGTTCAGTTCACTGCTCACCCGGTCGCACACCGCTTTGCAAAAAGATTCGATTAACCCCACCTGACCGTAAATATCAGCCAGCTGTTCGGCAGTCAGCAGCGGTACACGTTTAACGGCCTCTGCCAGCTGCTCGCCCACCGGCTGCGTCAGGTCGACAAAATCGTCTTTCACAGCGTCAAGCCTCGCCTGAGCCTCAGCGGTACACAGACCGCCCTTTGCCTTACAGAACCGGCATTGCTTCTCGCCCGGTGTGAAGTTCTCCAGCGGCAGCGTATTAACGCCGTCGCACTCGGCAATGTTGAACATCACAATCACATTGGCCGCAGCTTCCTGCGCTCGCTCGCCGAATTCCTCGAGCTCTTTGACTGTCAGCGCCCACTCTGAAACGTGGTTAAGGCGCGGTTGATGGATAAACAGGCGTACCGTATCGAAGTCGTATAGCATCCCGAACTGCTCCAGCGCGCCGAGGGCATACAGCTGCAGCTGCTCGTTCTGCTCAGCATCAACCTGCACACCGCGACCGTATTTCAGATCGTGGATCTGCAGCTCGTTGCCGACGATGATGACGGCATCGGCGGTACCGAAGGAGTTTTCCACGCCGACGATGTGCGAGAAGTCGACGCGCTGCTCGACCATTAGCTCGTTGCCGTCGGCAAGTGACCAGACGGTATCGACATAACGCTGCACGTAATCCATCATTTCTGGGTCAGGAACTTCCATAAACATGGCATTACCAGAAAGACGCGAGTTAAGCAGTTGCTCCGCCAGTGCGTGGGCGCGGGTGCCTTCTTCTGCAAAGGCGCTACTTTTATCCGGCTGCGTGGCTTCCAGAGCCAGGCTGCCGGGGCAGCGCATCCACCGATGCGCCGCGGATGGAGAAAGTCGTGCATGAACGTCCGGCATATTTAACCCTCCAGCGCCTTTTCAGCCTGGGCGATGACGTCCGCTAGGTTCTCGTCCGCTACTTCACCGAGCTTAGTCCCGCCAAAATTGCCCAGGATTGTTTTCGCCTCTTCCCGGTAGCCGCCTTTAGCCAGCTTAAGGATCAGGTCTTTAGCCTCTTCGCGCAGGGCAACAAAATCAGGTTGGTCGGTATCCGGCTTAGTGCTGGTTTTATCCACGGCTTCTTTCAGTTGCAGGTACTCGACCTTATTGATTTCTTCTGCGCCACACTCGATGTAGTGCTGAAGCTCTTCCAGAGTGTCTTCACAACCCTGTAGACCCTCTTTCACGTCCTTCCAGTAGAATGGCCCTTTACGTTCCTGCTGGTTGCCTTTGCCGGTGGGCTTCTTCGGCGTAACGGTGTCGCGTTCGCCTGCTTTAGCGTCGAGCAGACGCTCGGCAAAGCTACGGCGGTCTGCGATGGTTGGCAGCTCGTCCCAGTGACGCAGGATGTAACGAGACAGGTCGAGCAGCGCCGGTTTGTTCAGCTCTTTCGCTCGTTTAACGCCTTGCAGCGCGCTGTCCAGCGCATCGATTTGAACCACGCGCTTTTCGCCTTCTGCGTCACGGTAATCAATGGCGCGCTGCAGCATGGTCAGGCTGATAACTTGCGGCTCGGGGTAGAACGCAGCCAGCGCGATAACGTCGCTGAATTTCAGGTCGTCCAGCGTCGGCGCTGCACCGCCCGTATCGGCTACTGTTTCGCGGTATTCCTGCACCTGTGCGACGGTATCCGGGCGGAGTGCTACACCAGAGGCCAGCGTACTGACAAGACGTTCAAGCAGTGCGATATTGCGCGTCTGCAGTTCGTTTTGCTGCGTCAGCAGCTGGTTATTAAGTTCGAGATTAGCTTCTAAGCTCATACTGCGGTCCTCGCTACAAGGAGAATGAAGGTAATAGCCAGGCCGAACGCGGTAGCGAGGGCCAGACCGGTGATTAAATCGAAGTGCTTACGGCGGTAGCGGAGCACGTCGCGCCCCGTCAACCGGTGGATGTTTTCAGGTTTCATCGGTGGTGCTCCTTTTCATGTCGGGGAGCGCACTGCACTGAATGCGCTTTCAGGCATGAAAAAAAAGCCCGCCAGGGAGACGGGCAAAGACTACACACAGCAATGGATGATTCAGGGGATGGGGTTAGAAGTTCCAGGCGACGCCGTTCAATTCTTTGGTAATCTGGCGCGCTTCGGCTTTGCCGTTAACGGGCTTGGTAGCTTTGGTGCTGACGCCATTCACTGGCGCATGAGTGATTTCAATAAACTTGTTCTTGCGGGATGCGAAGTAGCGAACCTGCGGAAATTTGCTCATTGTGTTTGTCCTTTCTGTGGATTAGTAAAAGGCCCGAAGCCTTTGATTAATTCACTGCGCGCCCCATCGTCGGGGCGTTCAACTTGCGTGACTTATCAGCTCGTCGCGGTGTGGTCCTCTACGCTTACCGTACGCATACGGACTCGGCGCTTACCTCGATCCTATCGGGTGCCATTTTGTTGCCAGGAGCATAGCGGCTTACCTGTCACGCGGTTCAAGTTGTTAAAGAGCAAATATTACGTTTTGTGTTTGGTATAGATAACTTAACCTTTGATGCATAGTTAAGACCTCTAAACCCTTAAAGTCAAGAGTGGAGGTTAAGAAAGTTGTACTTTTTTACGAGCAGGTAAAGAAAAGCCCGCTGAATAGCGGGCTACTGGTGAGGTGTTATTTGTCGAGAGTTAAAGAAGAACTGAATACCAGAAAACCTGACCAATAATTTTTATCTTGTTAGCATCATGGTCGAAATATTCCTCGTCAGCGTATTCATCACGGTTGAAAGAACGAACGCGAATCCCGCCAGGCAGCCGATAAAGCAGTTTTACACGTAACAAACCGTCGTGGTCTACCGCATACATTTGACCGTCTTTAATGCCTGTTTTAGACGTGTCGACACCTACAACCGCGCCATCAGGTAACACCGGTTCCATACTGTTACCGTGTACGCTTACGCAGGCGGCACAGGCTACATCAACACCGGCTTTGCGCAGGGTAGACTTCGCAAAACGAAGTTTGCAGCCTGAGCGGTTAAGATCTACATACGTACCATTTCCGGCAGATAACTCTATCTCCTGATAGAAAGGTATTTCCACTTCATCATCCTCTAACGGTGTGGCTGAATCCCATACTGAAAAGCTGCCCTCTACACGTGCGTTGGAGGAAATCGGTTTTTGCTCTGCACCTTTGCCAGTAAGCAACCATTCAGGGGAAACATTCAGCGTTTCCGCCAAGTTTATCAGGTTCTTACCGTTTGGCGTTGTGGTGCCAGACTCCCACTGTGAAATGGTCGCTTTGGTCAAACCTATACGTTTTGCTAGCGCTTCCTGCGTCATTTTTACATTGCGGCGTGCTTCGCGAATACGTTCGTTAATCATGGTGTTACCCCTCATATGGTTTAGTTAGCTTAACTTATTTAGGGTATCGTTTTCTTGACTTATATGTTTAGTTTTCTTAACCTCAGTTAATCCCCATATGTCCAGGAAAACGGATATGAAAAAGACAAAGGCTATTGAACTTGCGGGTGGTAAAGCAAAGCTCGCCAGAATGCTAAAGGTATCCAAAGGCGCGGTTTCCCAGTGGGGTGATGAGATCCCAGAGTTACGCGCGTTACAACTGGAGAAGCTATTAGCCTCTAAAAAATCACAAGCCAGACATAAGGCGTAACCCATGCCAGAGATTAAGAACTGGGGGGCGACGCCTGATGAATGGTTCCACTTCGACCTGGTGCTGGGGCGTACCGACCAGCTGCTGCCGGTCGTGTGCAACCCGGGCGCGGTTATTTCCCCTAACAGCAAACTGAAAGCGCTGGGCAAAACGCCGAGCCTCTACAACCGTGACCGTCTGGCTGCGGGCATCAAGGACTGGACGGAGCACGTCGTCACTGAGCATGACTTTGCCCGCTGGTCGAAAGAACCCGACTACGGCATTTGCGTGCGCACGGGCTTTGGCTGGCTGGCGCTGGACTGCGACAGCGAAGATGAAGACATCCAGGCCGATATTCGCAAAACGCTGGTGCAGCTGCTGGGCGAGCTCCCGCCGCGACGTTGGCGCGCCAACAGCAATAAATGCCTGTACCTGCTGGCCGTGGATGGCGATTTCCGTAAGCGTATCCACCGGCTGGAAGGCGAGCTCGGCATTATTGAGCTGCTGGCTAACGGGCAGCAGTTCGTTGCCTGCGGCACACACAGCAGTGGCGCACGTATTGAGTGGGACGGCGGACTGCCGGATGAGCCGCCGGTCGTTACTGCCGAACAGCTTGAAACGCTGTGGCAGCGCCTGGCGGATCAGCTCCCTGTGTCGGTCACCACCGAAGCGGGCAGCACGAAGATGCGCGACCGCTCGACGTTCACGCCCGGCGCCACGGATGAGACAGCGGATTATCTGGATGCTAACGGCTGGACGCTGCTGGATGGCGCCAACGGCGAACGCTATATCCGCTGCCCGTTTGAGGATGGCCACAGCACCGGCGGCGACCCGACCAGTACGGTTTACTTCCCCGCCGGTACCGCGGGCTTTGACCTCGGGCACTTCAAATGCCTGCACGCCAGCTGCGCTCACCGCAACGACGGTGATTTCCTTAATGCCATCGGGATCCGCAACGACGATTTCGAAGACCTGACCAGCACCGACGTTGCGGAGCCGTTACCGCTGCCCGCGTTCGAGCGCGATAAGTGGGGCCGCATCGAGTCGACAATCAGCAATGCGGCCAAAGCGGTCGTACGCGCTGACTTTGTGGATATCGATATTCGCTTTGACCAGTTCCGCGACGAAATCATGTTCGCACAGGCAGGCTCCGGCCAGTGGCAGGCGTTCACCGACGCAGACTACGCGCGCCTGCGCATCACGATGGAAAAGCGCGGGTTTAAACCGGTAGGGCGCGAGCTCATCCGCGACGTGGTGCTGCTGGCTGCTGACGAACAGCCGTTCGATTCGGCGGTCACCTGGCTGAACGGGCTGGAGTGGGACGGCGTGCCGCGCATCGAATCTTTCTACCACACGCACTTCGGTACCGCCGATACGCCGTACACCCGGGCGGTGTCCATGTATATGTGGACGGCGCTGGCGGGCAGGGTGCTGGAGCCTGGTATCAAAGCCGACATGGTACCTATTCTCGTCGGTCCTCAGGGCTGCGGTAAGTCCTCCGGCGTTGAAGCGCTCAGCCCCGACCCGGCGTTCTTCACCGAGATATCCTTCGCTGAAAAAGACGACGACCTCGCGCGCAAGATGCGCGGTCGCCTGGTGGCGGAGATTGGCGAGCTGCGCGGCCTCAATACCAAAGAGCTCGAAAGCATTAAGGCATTCGTGACGCGCACGCATGAGAACTGGATCCCTAAATATCGTGAGTTCGCTACCCAGTTCCCGCGCCGCCTGGTGTTCGTCGGTACTACCAACGAGGACGAATTCCTCGCGGATAAGACCGGTAACCGTCGTTGGCTGCCCGTGGAGGTGTCGAAAGTCGACGTGAAAGCGATAAAAAGCGACCAGCTTTTGCTGTGGGCGGAGGCCCGAGAGACGTTTAAGCGCCTCGGCGGTATCCAGTTCCGCGATGCTGAACGCCTCGGCGCGAGTGTCCACGAGCAGTACACCATTAAGGACGCGTGGCTCGAGACGGTCGAGAAGTGGCTCGATACGCCTGACCTTATGACCCAGGACATACCACGAAACTGCGAATTTTTACGCGCCAGTGACGTTCTGTGTGATGCAATTGGCCTCGACCCGCGAAACATTGGAAAGCGCGAAGAAATGCGAATTAGTAATGTTTTGCAAAATTGCGGTTATAAGCGCGTTCAGCGTCGTGTTGACGGGAAAATGACTCGCATATTTGAGGCAGTGACCCAACCTGTACCAGCCTCAAAGTAGAGGTTGGTACATTTTAACTAATTGAATTTAAAAGCCAGTACCAACTGTACCAACTGTACCAACCTAATTACTAAGAACCCCATATATATATATAAGTCGTTTGGGGGAAAGGTTTGAAAAGAGCTGGTACAGGCTGGTACAGGCTGGTACGGGCCGAACATGTAATTTATTGCAGGTAACGATATGCAAAACACAAAAGTATTCCGCCACGGTGAAGAACGAGCGCCAGCAGCTCAACAAAATCGCTCTCTATGCTCGCGCGTGCGCGCGTTTTGGGGGGCGGCCTATGCCAGTTGTCGCAACGTTTAAAACAGACTGGTTCCGCGTTATCAGCGACATAACCAGAACGGGGATCCCGCTGCAGGAGATAGCCCGCGAGCTGGATGTATCTAAGTCTGCTATCATCGGCTGGAAACAGGGCGCAGCACCCAACCACCACACGGGCGAAGCGCTGATAGATTTCTGGTGTTACGTCACACAGCGCCCGCGTTCTGAACTACCGGCGCAGGTTACATCACGCCGATTCGTTTACGCCTGGCGCACAAAGCGCCTCCCACAATGAAAACTTGCAAAAACAGGGCGTTCACCGATAAAAAACGCTATGCAAAAACCGCCCTGTTTTATGCATGATTTATGCAGTGATTTTTAACCACTTCCCGCCCGCAAACCGCATCAAGTAAGCCCTTCACGCTAAATCGGTAATGAGTGCCGATCGCGTGGTTCCTATAACGTACATTATGTTAAATCAGGCCGTTTTTTAACAAATTATCTATTTGGTCGGGATTCCGACCGCTTCCCCGTTTCACACTTGCGACTCTACCATCGACAGGAGCCGCAACAATGGCACGACCGAAGAAAACCGTGGAAGTACCGGGGCAGGAGCCAGCGCAGCTTGCAGAGGGTGTTACAGGCGACTCGCGGGCCGACGAGCAGACCGTTAAACAACGCGTTTCTGACTTGCTCGACGACGCGACGCTCACCGAACGCAATACGCTGCTTTCCTCCATCAACGCGCAGGGCGCTGCTATCGTCACCCGTTTTGAAGAGCTTGGCTTTACCGATCTGGCAGACCAGCATCTTACCGACAACCTCGAATTCCTCCAGCTCGTTAAAAAAGCCACCTCCGCAGCACCCGCTGCCACTGGCGGCCACGTGACGAACGAAGAGGGCAAACCCCAGCCGGTAGCTGGTAAACCCGTTCTAACCGAGCACGGCTGGCACGTACCAGGCTAAGGAGATTCGTTATGTGTGGTGGATTCGATATCAACAAGGCGCTGGATCCTGCGGGATTGTTCACGAAAGACAAAATGCCTGACGTGCAGACGACCGACCCGCAGGCCGAAGCCGATGCAGCGGCGAACGCCGCAGCCAAAGCTGCCAATGCTGACGCCGCAGCGCGCAAGAAACGCAAACAGGGCTCGTCCCTGCTGGCAACCGGCGCAGGCGGCGCAGATGACTCCGGCTCATCCCTGCTGGGGTCCGGCGCAGCTGCCGCAGGCACTAAGCGTTCACTGGGGGCGTAACGATGGATAACGTGGCCGCAAAGCTGATTAAGCGACTGGATACGCTGAAAGCAAATCGCCAGATGCACGAAAGCGTCTGGCGCGAGTGCTATGACTACACCTATCCGCTGCGCGGCGCGGGATTCTCCGAAGAGGTGCTCAACGCTCAGAGCGCAAAAAACAAGGTGGCTAAGCTACTTGACGGCACGGCCACCGACAGCGCCCGCATGCTGGCATCTGCGCTCATGTCCGGCATGACCCCGGCAAACGCGCAATGGCTGAATCTCGACAGCGAATCGCTACCGGACGATGCCAAAGCGTGGCTGTCTACCTGCGCAACGCTGGTGTGGGAAAACATCCACGCCGCCAATTTCGACGCAGAAGGCTACGAGTCAAATCTCGATGTGGTGTGCGCGGGCTGGTTCGTGCTGTACGTCGATGAGGACAAGGATGAGGGAGGCTACTCCTTCCAGCAATGGCCGCTGGCGCAGTGCTTCGTCACGTCCACCCGCAAGGATGGCATTGTGGACACGATTTATCGTCGCTACCAGCTCACCGCAGAGCAGGCGGTAAAAGAGTTTGGTTTCGATAAGGTCAGCGCGAAGATCCAGGACGCGTCGAAAAACAAACCTGATAACAAGTTTGATTTTCTGCACTGCATTTTCCCTCGCGACAACTACGTCACGAATGCACGTCTGGCGCGCAATATGCGCTTTGCGTCGTACAACGTTGATATCAGCAACAAGCAGGTGGTACGTGAATCCGGGTACCACGAATTCCCGTGCTGCGTTCCGCGCTGGATGAAAATTCCCGGTGGCTCCTACGGTATAGGCCCGGTATACGACGCGCTTCCCGACTGCAAAGAGCTGAACGAAACAAAGCGCATGGAGAAAGCCGCGCAGGATTTGGCTATCTCCGGCATGTGGATTGCTGAGGATGACGGCGTACTCAATCCGCGAACGGTGAAGGTTGGCCCGCGTCGCATCATCGTAGCGAACAGCACCGACAGCATGAAACCGTTGCTTACCGGCGCAGATTTCAACGTCGCTTTTACCGCAGAAGAGCGCCTGCAGGCAGCAATTCGCAAGATCATGATGGCTGACCAGCTCCAGCCGCAGGACGGTCCGGCCATGACAGCGACCGAAGTACACGTGCGCGTTGCGCTTATTCGGCAGCTACTCGGCCCCGTATACGGTCGATTCCAGGCGGAATACCTGCAACCGCTGGTTGTGCGCTGCTTTGGGCTGGCATTCCGTGCAGGCATTTTTCCCGAACCACCTGAAAGCCTCCAGAACGCCAATTTCAACGTGCGCTATATCTCCCCGCTGGCACGTGCGCAGCAGCTGGAGGACGTCACGGCGATTGAGCGGCTGGGGGCTAACGTCGCAAATATGGCGAATATCAACCAGGACGTTGTTGACCTGGTGGATACCGATGAGGCAACCCGCGTTGTTGCCGACGCCCTGGGCGTACCGGCGAAAGTCATCCGCACCGATAAGGCCGTGGCGGATATCAGGGAGCGGCGCCAGAAATCGCAGGCGCAGGCCCAGCAGCAGGCGCTGATGATGCAGGCAGGCGGTGAGGCTGCCGGGGCAGCAGGACAGGCCGCAGGCGCGGCGCTAGGCAAACAACTGGCGGGTGGATGATGCGAACGAAAGAGGCCACGCCAGCTGACTACAGACGCATTTTTGAGGAAATGCCGGGTGGTCAGCCGGTGCTTGAAGAATTAACCCGGCGCTTTGGCCGGGCCGCGTATGTCCCCGGTGGTACCGAGGGCGACCGTGAAACCTGTTACCGGGCCGGGCAGCGTTCCGTGCTCGATTTTATTCTCGCGCAAATCAACAGAGCAGACGGAGTAGATGACGATGTGGAAGCTTAAAAATTTATTCATGAACGCCGAGCAGGGTGCAGAGCAGCTGGGTAGCGGCAATGGAGGGGGTAACGATGGCGGCAATAATCCGGGTACTGGTGAACCTTCTGGCAATTCTTTGCTCAGCACCGGAGCACAACCGGGCGCGAATGATTGGCTACCGGAAAAATACCGTGTCAGCGGCGAAGATGGCGCGCTTAACGTTGAGCAATCAGCCCGTAAGCTGGCCGAGGCTCATGTCGCACTTGAGAAGCGCATGGGGGGCGTTGGCACAGCGCCGAAAACTGCGGATGAGTATTCACCAGCGGTAGATGTTGACGGCTTTAAGTGGGACGAATTTAAGGCCGCGCCGGAAACGCAAAGCTTCCTGAAAGCCGCGCATGCAAAAGGCATTACTAACGATCAGATGGGTTTCATCCTGGGTGAATACGTCAAGAACGCCCAGCAGATCGCCACTGGCTCGGCGGAGCTGGACGCCGAGGCGGCGACGACCAACCTGCGCGAAGTCTGGAAGACCGACGCCGAATTTAACCAGAATATTGGCCTGGCATATCGCGCGTTTAACGCTCTGGCAGAGAAGGGCGACGATATCAACGTTATCGGCAATAACCCGATGGTTATCCGCATGCTGGCAAAAGTTGGTGCCGAAATGCAGGAAGACGGGCCGGTCGGCGGCGATATCAACCTTGCGGAACAGCAAACTATCCGCGACCTGATGAAATCCCCGGCGTACATGGATCCAAAACACGCAGACCATGAGCGCGTATCCGCCCAGGTGAAAGCGTATTACCAGAAGACCTACGGCGACCAGACAGTTGCGTGACATGTCACGATAACTTAAAAAGAGGAAAGACCTATGAGCGACAAACAAACTGGAACCGTGTTAATGCAGGAGCAACTGGATTATGTATTCAGGGCTAAGGCTAATTTGCTGGGTGAACTGATATTACAGCAAAAACCAACCCGGTCAGAGGCGGAAGAACTTGCCGAAACGGTTAATGCAGCATTTGCAAAACTAACGGCATAACTCTGCGACATACCACAACTAAAGCCAGCCTAACCCGCTGGCTTTTTCATTTGGTCGGGATTCCGACCGCGCACCTCGCTAACAATCACCACATTATCAGCCCGGCGGGGACGCCGGATACCTGAAATTTCCCGCAGTGCGTAAGCGCCAAACGCAGTGTGATATTTGGGCCGGGAAACCGATACCCCGCAGGCGATAAAATCTGGAGTGATTGTTATGTCATTTGATGCCAACAAGAACATGATTACTGCGGCATTTGTTACGCAGTTCCATGATTCATACGATATTGCGTCGCAGCAGAAGGATTCCCGCCTGCAGGCGGCTGTCCATGACCGCGGCAAAATCACCGGTGCGTCGTTCACGATTAACGACATGGGCACCATTGAAATGCAGGAAATTACCACCCGCTTTGGCGATACCGTGTGGGATGTTCCGGAAGCCGGTACCCGTAATGCGCTGATGGCTGATTACGCTGTCTTTGTCCCGGTGGAAAAGCGCGACCTGCGCAAGCTCATCGCGGATCCACAGGGGCCGTATTTGCAGCTCACCCTGTCAGCGTCTAACCGCAAAAAAGACGACGTGATTTATCGTAGTCTGCTCGATCCTGTCTTGCGTAAGACCTCAAACAATGGCGCGTTTGCACCCGTAGCCCTCCCGGCATCTCAGAAGATTGTCGCGGGCGGCACCGGCATGACTAAAGCAAAAATCATTGCGGCAAAGGCGATGTTCCGCCGCAACGAGTGTGACGAGCAGAACGGTGAAGAGCTGTATTTCACCTACAACGCCGACATGCTGACGCAGATCCTGAGCGACACCACCCTGACCAGCGCCGACTTTATGGCGGTAAAAATGCTGCAGGAAGGTGCGGTTAACTCGAAGTGGCTCGGCTTTAACTGGCTGGCATACGAGAAGCTGGATTCTGTTTCTGCTGGCGACCCTGCGGTTGTCACTAAAACGGCTGCCGCCTGGTGTAAGTCTGCCGTGCATTTCGGTACCGGCGAAGAGTACAACGTCGATATCGGTCCGCGCCGTGACAAAAACAACACCATCCAGATTTCTGTTGATGCGTCCTACGGTGCTGGTCGCGCAGCAGAAAACAAGGTTGTCGCCATCGATTTTGTAGCCTAAGCCGCTGGTGTCTTTTTGCCGGGGGATCATCCCCGGCCTTTTTTCATCTGAGGTTCCGCCATGACTTCGAGTGTAGCAATCTGTTCAAACGCACTGCTGGCGCTGGGGGCGCACCCCATTAACAGTTTCGACGAGGATACCGATCACGCCCGGCTCTGCTCAAATCTTTATCCCACCGTTCGCAATAAAATCCTGCGCTCCCACCCGTGGAACTGCGCGATTAAGCGTCTGGTTCTCTCTCCCGTGAGTACTACGCCTGCGTTTGGTTTTTCCTTTCAGTTTGCGCTGCCGGGCGACTTGCTCCGCGTTCTTTCCGTTGGTGAGCCACACGACGATATTCCGTACCGCATCGAGGGCAACCGGCTGCTGACCGATGTTCAGGTGGTGCGACTGCGCTATGTCTTCCGCAATGAGGATGAATCCACGTGGGATGCGGCGCTCGTCGACGTGGCTGAAGTGATGATGCAGGCAAAGCTGGCCTATGCCGTCACCGCCTCCACCAGTCTGCGCGACACGCTGACACAAGAGGCTAACTTTCTGTTGAAACAGGCTAAAGCCGTCGACGGTCAGGAAGAGCCGCCGGAAGAGCTGGGCGGATACCCAACGTACGAGTCGAGGTTCTGACATGCGCGCTAATCTGATAAAAACAAATTTTACCGCCGGGGAAATATCTCCGCGCCTTATGGGGCGCGTTGATATTGCGCGTTACGCCAACGGGGCAAAGGTCATAGAAAACGGCGTGGTGGTGGTGCAGGGCGGCGTGATGCGTCGACCAGGCACCCGCTTTGCGGCTGCGGCGAAATATGGTGACAAAAAATCGCGCCTTATCCCGTATATATTTAATCGCTCACAGGCCTATGTGCTGGAATTTGGCGAAGGGTATATGCGCATTTTCCAGAACGGGAAACAGGTCGTAAATCCTGACAATACCCCCTACGAGATCGCCAGCCCGTATACCGTCGGTATGCTTCCTTATGTGAATTACGTCCAGGGTGCTGACACCATGTTCCTTGTACATGAGCAGGTGGCACCGCAGCGCCTGCAGCGACGTGGTCAAACTGACTGGGTACTCGAGCCCGCACCGTTCGAAGTTGAGCCTTTCGACGAAATTCGCGACACCCCGCAGAAATGGTGTAAGCCATCCGCAAAACAGTACGTGGGGAGCGATATCACGCTGACCCTCAGTGATTCAGAGCCTCCAGAGAACAGCGACGGTACGCTTACCGGTGATGGCTGGGTGGCGGAGGATGTGGGTTCTTATGTGCGCATCAACGATGGCCTGGTGCTTATCAGTAGCGTTAGCAGCCCGCAAAAAGCCGACGGTATTATTCGCACGATCCTCTCGGCAACGCAGGCGGCATCACCGGGGGCGTGGACACGTGAAGATTCCGTATGGGGCGGCGATATGGGGTACCCCGGTGCGGTCACGCTATATCAGCAGCGTCTGGTGCTGGCCGGTTCGCCACGATTTCCCCAGGGGATATGGTTCAGTGAAACGGGCGTTTACCTGTCCTTTGAGTTGGGTACGGAAGACGATAAAGCTATCAGCTTCACGCTGTCGTCTGATCAGCTCAACCCGATCGTGCATCTGGCGCAGATGAATACCCTGATCGCGCTGACCTACGGCGGGGAATTTACCATCACGGCTGGCAACGAATCCGCCATCACACCGACAAACATTTCGGTTAAAAACCCCAGCCCGTACGGTTGCAACAATATGCGGCCGTTGCGCGTTGGTACCGAAATTATGTTTGTGCAGCGCGCCGGGCGAAAACTCTACTCTGCGGCCTATGACCCCGATTCATTCGTGGCATATACCGCGACCGATACCACCATTCTTGCCGAGCATATTACAGCAAGCGGCGTCAACGATATGGCATACCAGCAGCAGCCGGATCCCTTTGTCTGGATGACCCGCAATGACGGCGCGATGATTTCGATGGCTATCGACCGCGTACAGGATGTTATTGCGTGGACGCGGCATTCTTCCGATGGCGCGTTCGAGTCGGTGGCCTGCATCCCGTCTGAGGTGGAAGACGTTGTCTATGTGCTGGCCAGCCGCGAGGTTAACGGGCAAACCGTGCGTTATGTGGAAGTGCTGGACAGTACTTTGAGAACAGATGCGGCGGTAACCGGCACCAGCGAGGAAGGTGCAACAACGTGGGCGGGACTCTCCCACCTCGAAGGTAAGACCGTTGATGTGGTTGCTGATGGCTCGGTCATGCCGCAGGCCACGGTATCAGATGGACAAATCACCCTGACACGCAAAGCTAATGCAATCGAGGTGGGCCTGCATTACGAGACGACTATCGAAACGCTGACGCCAGAAGTGGCAACGTCAGAAGGTACCACGCAAAACGCGAAAAAACGCACCAGCGAAGTCACGATGCGTTTTCTTGATACCACCGGCGCGGAGTGCAACGGTCAGGTGATCCCGTTCCGCAGGTTCGGTCCGCAAATTCTGAACCAGCCGGCGCCGCTTTTCACCGGCGATCACTATTGGGGAAAACTCGGCTGGGAGCGCGGGGAAGATACGTTACTCATTCAGCAGCGCCAGCCGCTGCCGTTTCACCTTCTTGCCATCATGTTCACATTTACCAGTAACGGAGGCTAACCATGATCAGACCAGCAGGTTATAGCGATATTCCTGACATTCTCCGTCTGTCGGCTGAAATGCATCTCGAATCGCGTTACCGCACGCTGCCTTACAGCAGCGATAAATTTGCGGCGCTGTTGCGTCGCCTTATCGACTCCCCCGACGGCATGGTAGCGGTTGCGGAGAAAGACGGTCAGATTGTCGGCACGATTGCTGCTGTCATCACCGAGCATTATTTCGCTGATGCGCATATTTCCTATGAGCTGGGGCTCTACGTGGAAAAAGCGCACAGGGGGACGCTGGCGGGCTATCGCCTGGCGAAAGAGTATATCGGGTGGGCTAGGTCGAAAGGGGTCGACCAGATCGACATGGGAATCACAACCGGAATCGACGAGGAGCGCACCGGGCGAATGTATGAGCGTCTCGGCCTTAAGCACGTCGGCATTGTGTTTTCAGGGGGTAAATAATGGCATGGGTAGCACTAGCCGCCGCCGCAGTATCTGCGCTCGGGGCGATGAAGCAGGGAAACGATGCGAAGACCGCCGCAAACTACAACGCTGCTCAGACGAGGGCTGACGCAGAGGCAAATACCGCTGCAGCAAAAGTACAGGCGCAGCGCATCCGCCAGCAGGGCGCGCAGCAGGCATCGCAGGCAAACGCAGCCTTTGGCGCGTCTGGTGTAGAAACTGGCGCCGGTACCGCATTGCGGGTTACGTCGGATATCACAGGCGATGCAGAGCAGGATGCTTATCAGACCATCCTTAACGGTGTGAACAGCTCTAACCGGATGCGGGCACAGGCACAGGCCGATGTGCTCAGCGGAAAAAAAGCGCAGCAGGCTGGAATGATGGGCGCGGGGAGTTCGCTGCTTTCTTCTGGATCGCAGATGTATAACGGGTGGAAAAAATAATGCGTATACCAACCGGCAATTTTGGAAATATCACACCGCAGGCAACGACCGGGCGTGTCAGCCTTGGTAACGTTGGTGCAGTCGGCTCCGCGCTATCCGGTGTTGGTGCTGCATTGGGTAATGTGGCTGACGCTGCACAGCGCGAACAGCATAAAGCCGATCTGGCAGCCACACAGGCGGCGCTAACAGACTTGGAGGCCAAATCAAACGACCGATGGGAAAACCCGGAAACGGGCGCACTGGTTACCCGCCAAGGGTTTAACTCCGCTGGTGTTGGTACGGACATGAATAAACTTGATGCGTCGGATTATGATGAAGCGCTAAAAAAAGTTCCGGTCAGCCAACAAGCTTATTTTGAAGCACAGTGGAGAGCCAGACAGCTCCAACGCATGAGCACCTACAACAGTTTTGAACGTACCCAAACGGCACAGGCTCAGCGATCGCAGTTTGATACCACGGTAAAAACCTCAGTACAGCAGGAGTCCGGTGCGTTCGATAACCCCGAGCAGGCGGCGCTAATTCGCGGGGCACGTAAGCATTCGATAGAGCTTTACGGTCAGTCACAGGGCTGGAGTACTGAGGAAATATCCGGGGCAGTATCTGAGGCCGATATGCGCGCTATGGAACAACGTGCGCAGAATTACGCAGTAACCAACCCGCAGGGGTGGTTAGGTGGTGATTTTCCGATAAAAGAAAGTGGCGGCATGGATATGCGCGCTATCGGTATCGTTGAATCCGGAGGGAAACATTTCAGCTCTGACGGTAGTGTTATTCAGGGACCGGTAACCCGTTCGGGAGAACGTGCTCAGGGGCAATTCCAGTTAATGCCCGGCACTGGTCGGGAAATGGCTGCAAAACAAGGCGTGGAATATAACCCGGAAGACCCGGAGCAACATGCCCAACTGGCAAAATCTTACGTTGGTGAACTGTATTCTAAATATGGATCAGAAACGTTGACGGGCGCGGCGTACAACTGGGGGCAGGGTAACGTAGACAAGCTCATCGCCAAAATAGGCGATCCACGAAAAGGCGAGGTATCGGAGCAGGAATTTATTCGTAACTTGCCAGCAGAAACGCGCGGCTGGCTGTCGCGATACCGGAAAAATAAAACCGGGCTGGATCCTGTGTCAGTCAACAAAATTGATAACATTGCGGAAGCGCAACTGCGTGAGCAGCGCTCTGCCCTGCGCCAGCAGATTGATCCCATCCTCAACAATACGATGGCGCAGCTGTATAACGGTGAAGTGCCCGACGCGATGCCGGACAAGCAGTCTGTCATGTTTGCCTACGGCGAGCAGGGGGAAAAAGCCGTTAAGCAGCTCGATATCGCTATCGATAATGCCAGGATGTTTCAGGCTATCCAGTACGCATCACCGGCGCAGCAGCAGGAAGAGCTGGCAAAGGCAAAACCGCAGGCTAATGACCCTGATTACGCGCTTAAGCTCGATGGCTATGGAAAACTTGGGGCGCTGGTCCAAAGAAGCAATGCCGCCGTTCAGGCGCAGCGTGATTCCCGTCGTTTTACCGAGGCGCTTTCGATGGGGGAGAAACTCGATCCGAGCGATAAAGCCATGCAGAAAGCAGCAGACTCAACCTCCGTTGCGCAAAATTTCCGTATTAATGATGCCACCACGCACGACAGTATTGTGCAACAGGTCGCACAGACCGGCATTATCCCTTCGCAGGTGAATACCCAACTGGCCGCTATTTCCCGCGCCAGCAGCCCGGAAGTGGTCAGGCAGGGTGCTGAGTTGTTTAACCGCCTGTACGATACCGACCCCGCATCGGTGGGGGATATGCCGAAGGATATGCAGGGTTTTTATCTGACGGTGAAACAGTTGACGGACGCGGGTATGTCGTCTGACGCCGCTGTAGCACAGGCGCAGAACGTGACATATAACCAGACCGATGCCTTTAAAGCCCAGCTGGCGTCGACGCAGAGCACTAAAGAGTACAAAAAAGACCGCAGCAGCGCGATGGATTCTGCCGTCAGCAGCATGTCGCAGATATTTCGCTGGGACCCGTCAGCGAGTGATGAAACCCCTGACGCGGTACGTTTTCGCAACGATTACCAGTCGCTCTACGATATCAATTACCGCAACGCTGGTGGAAATGCCGACGTGGCGAAAAAGATGACGAACCAGCAGATAGCCCGCACCTGGAGTATCAGCGAGGTAAACGGCGATGCAAAATTCATGAAGTATGCGCCAGAAGCACTTTATAACTACGGTCCGGAGGGGTGGCAGGCGGCACAGTGGAAGGAAGAAAAAGAACGCCTTAAGTATGGTGACCGTAAAGATACCATCACCACCAGCCCGACACAGCTCGGGATCCCTGGCGGTGCGCCAGCTATCGAATCGAAAACGCCAGAATCCCGTATCGGCGGTGAGCTGGAAATAACACCTGATCTGTTGACGTCCCGCAGCGGGGATTACGCCATTATGGTGCGGACAAAGGATAAGGACGGGATTGAGGGGGTACAACCGTTCTACGATAAATACGGGCGCCCGATGCGCTGGAAACCGTCGCTGGAAGAGTGGGAGCCGTATAAGAAAATACAGCAGGAGCGCGAGCAGAGCGAACAGAACGAATTGCTACGAGGTCAGGATATTCGCGGGTTTAAAGATAAACACCGTGCGCTTGATGAGCAGTATAAGCAGTTACACAACGAGCGCATGGATCGGGTTAAAAGCTATTTTTCATGGAGCACTGACTAATGCCGGTATATGCGACACCTGACGAATTAAGCAACGGATTCACCCCCGCTGGTAGTGCGCTGCCTGAGCCGACGGGCTTTGACGTTTCCTTGCCTGCGGGAACTAATCCGGATCCACAGCAGCAGGAGCCCTCTGTATGGGGGGCTGCATTTCGCCAGAATAACCTGCTGGCGGGGATGTTCCGTCCGTCGAAACAGTTTGAACCCGCCGAAGGGTATAACCCGTATAGTGACAAAAACGAGCTGCATGGGTACGAGCAGTGGGGATCTGCTTTTGCTGATTCTCGTTCACCGGAAGAAACCGCCTGGCTAAAACAGCAGATTGACGACGAGAACGAAGATCGGCGCGCGCTGGCTGACGCCGGAGCCGAAGGTACGCTGGCGAGCATTGCGGCGGGGCTGATCGACCCGGTTACCGTTGCTTCTATGTTCATCCCCGGAGCGCAGGCCGGGACGCTAACGCGAATAGGTTCTCAGATAGCCATTGGTGCCGCTGGTACCGCGCTCAGTGAGGTTGCGCTTAATAACCAGCAGATTACTCGCACCTTTGGCGAAAGCGCGGCACACGTCACGGCTGGCGCGCTGCTGGGCGGCGTATTCGCCAGCGCTGGCGAAATGCTGACTCCGGCCCTCAGAACGGCGGCCACGCGTGAAGTCGCAGACGCTCTTGATAATATGCGCGTCACTAACCCGGTAGACGTAGCTGCTTCCTCTGCGCTTCCGGAGGGTGGCAGCGTGGGTGCTGCGAGGATTGGCGAGGCGACGCTCGAGGATTTAACCCCGGTGTCTGGCGGCCCAGTTGGTAAGCTAGCTCGTAAGGCTGGCAGCTACCTGACGCCTATTACTCGCCTGATGGCGTCACCATCAAAAACAGCCCGCCGCACAGCGCTGGAGCTGGCGGAGAATAACTTTACGCTGGAAGGCAACCTGCGGGGTATTGAAACCCCCGTTGCGGCAGAAACTCGCGTGAGGGGCTGGCGACGCGAAGAGGCGGCGGTCGTTGTTGCGAATAAACAGGCGTACGCAAAATACAAGGCCGATGGCGGTGGCGGTGATTTGAGTTTTGCATCATTCCGTGAGGAAGTTGGCAACGCCATGCGTAGTAACGATGTGCACAGTAACCCCGTGGTGCAGGAGACGGCACAGGCCATGCGGCAGGTCGTCAACCGGGTGAAGACAGAGCAGCAAAAGCTGGGACTGCTCCCGCCGGACGACGAACTTAAAGCCATAGGGCAGGAAAGCTATTTCCCTCGCGTGTACAAAGTCGGGAAGATCGTTAACGAGCGGGATAAATTTCGCGACATGTTGGTTGACTGGTGGTCACGAGGTGAGAAAACCATGTCACGCGAAGAGGCAGAAATTACCGCCGATGCGACAATCAACAAAATCGTCGGGGCAAAAATCCCGCAGGATTTCTCGAACGTGTTCACGGTGAAGGCGGCAGGCAGTACCCGGTCGCGTACGCTCAGTGTTCCTGACCGCCTGATGAAAGACTATCTGGAAAGCGACGCCAACTACGTGCTACAGCGCCATATTCGCGAAGCTGCGTCGGAGGTTGAACTTACCCGCACTTTTGGCAACCGCACCCTGGACAAGCAGCTAAAGGATATTCAGGACGAATACGACGCACTAATGCGCAATACACCAGCAGAACAGGGCAAACTGGCTAAAGCCCGCGATAACGATATTCGTGACGTCATGGCCCTGCGCGATCGCCTTGTCGGCACCTACGGTATGCCCGACGACCCGTCATCGTTCTTTGTCCGTGCTGGTGCTTTCCTGCGTAGCGCCAACTTTGTGACCAAACTCGGAGGAATGACAGTATCGGCAATTCCCGATCTGGCGCGTGGTGTCATGGTGAACGGCTTCCAGAAAATAACCCGTGGATACGGGGCGTTAATCACTAAGTCACCGGCGTACCTTGCCAGCCGGGCAGAGCAGAAAAAGATGGCGGTCGGTCTGGAAACCATCCTGCATACCAGAGCAAGGACAATGGGCGATCTGGTGGATAGCTCTGCACGGACAACGGCGGCAGAAGCTGGTATGGAGCGCGTTACCGAAGTGTTCGGCAAGCTTACCCTGATGGGGCATTTTGACGATATGAACAAATCGGTTAACGGGATGATTACCTCAGACGGGATCCTCGGCGGTTCGTTCGCTGCCCCACGTCTGGCGAAACTGGGTATCAACGACAACATGGCCGGGCGTATCCGGGCTGAGTTTCAGAAGCACGGCGAAGTGATCGAGGGCTGGCATATTGGCAATTTTGATAAGTGGGACGATCAGCACGTCGCCAGCGTCTTCCAGTCAGCAGTGTTGAAAGATGTTAATAATACGGTTATTACTCCGGGGATCGGCGATACGCCATTATGGGCCAGCACCCCGCTTGGCAAAACGGTATTCCAGTTTAAATCCTTTGCTACTGCGTCCTATAACCGCGCCACGCTGGGCGGCCTGCAGGAAGGTACCGCACAATTTTATTACGGTACCGCTTTTCAGATTGGTTTGGGGGCGCTGACGTACGCACTTAAAGAGGCGGCTAATGGCAGGGAGATAGACTGGTCACCGCAGAAACTGGTGCTGGAAGGTGTCGACCGTTCAGGTATTCTTGGTCCGTTGATGGAATATAACAACATGGCCGAGAAGGCTTCCGGCGGTATGGTGGGACTCGGGGCGCTGCTCGGTACCGGTACACAGTCACGTTATGCCAGCCGCGGTTTCATTGGTTCAGCACTTGGCCCGACGTTCGGTCTGCTTGATACGATTACCGACGTCACATCGGGGGTGCTTAACGGTGATGTAGGGGATCGCGTGATGCACAACGTGCGTACACTTTTACCGGGGAATAACCTGTTCTGGATTGCACCGCTGATTAACCAGGTAGATCCGGGGATGCGTTAGGGGTTACGCTCTTGGCTGAGGAAAAATTGTAAAGGTGAAGGATATGAAAGTTTTATCATTCAAGATTATTTCTATTTTTTTAATCGTTGCACCAATGTACGCGAGTGCACTTGTGTTTAGCGGAAGCAATTTTAAAGATAATGCATATCCGCGATTGGAAAACCCACCACTGGACCCAGCCTATGAGGATAGAGAGTCTGTTAACGAGCACAGGAAAAAAGTCGCTGAATATCTTAGAAAAGCAGAAGCATATGTGGAAAATGCTGATAGTGACATTAAAAGAATCCAAGCCGACAGATTTGACGCTATTCAGAGAGCAAGGCTTGAGGCTGAAAAAAACTACTTAAAAACGGATCTTCCTTCGCGTTAATCGGTCGGGATTCCGACCTCGAGCATAGACCATCATAGCCCTGTATCAACTACGGGGCTTTTTTTTTATGCATGCAGATTACAAAACGCGTCTTGCCACACTGAGCGATAAACTCACCGACGTTGTGCTCGAAGAGGCTGACCCCGATAACTGGCCGGGGGCGGGCAAGAAGCCCAGCGAACTGACCAAAGACGAACGCGGCGACAGGTACTGGGACAAGAAGAACGCAGCGGCATCGCTGACCCTGCTGATTAAGGTGCATTCACTTATAGGCATGCAGACGCGTGGCGGAACGCCGTCCGACAACCCTGACACCAACGATGAGGAATTCGCGCTCGGGCAGCGGGTATCAAAGGCAGAACGTGAAGCTGCCGCCATTATCGAGCGTCTGCAGAAAGGGAAAAAATGATTTCGTTTCTCGCCTTCTTTCTGATGTGGGCGGAACGAATGAACTGGGACGTTCCGGACTGCCACTATAAAGCCTGTCACTGGCTGGAGCATCGGGGAAACATTGCGGTGCTCCGCTGTTTTCGTGGCTTCGGGAAATCTACTATTCTGGCCGTGTACAATGCCTGGCGATATTATTGTGATCGCCAGTATCGTATTTTGCACCAGTCTGAATCAGATACCACAGCATACAAAACCAGCCGTGATACGCAGAACGTCATCCGAAACCATCCTCTGACAAAAGGGATGTTGCCTGACGGGCAGGGAACCGTTGAGCAGTGGTGGGTAAATGGCGCGCTGGATATGCGAAACAGTAGCATGTATGCCAAAGGCATTTTATCGAACGTAACTTCGGCACGTGCCAACGAATGCCAGAACGACGACGTAGAAGTGCCGAAAAACATCCAGACACCGGAAGCGCGTGAAAAGCTGCGCTATCGCCTGGGTGAACAAACTCACATCCTGATCCCCGGCGGTCGTAAACTCTACATCGGTACGCCGCACACGCATGACAGCCTTTATGACGAGGTAGAGTCTATGGGCGCAGACTGTCTTACTATCCGGCTGTTTGATAAAGAAAAGCGCATTGAGGCGAAAGACGCCACGCAGCTGCGTTACGTCGTTCCGTTTCGGCCGGAATATGTTTTCGCGGGTATCCACAAAAGTGCTCGCCTGCTGGTGGAAGATGTCGACTACAAGTTGACCGACGACGGCGTAGAGTTTGCCGCAGCTCCTGATACTGTCATCGATTTTTATGCCGGTTGCGCGTGGCCGGAGCGTTTTACCAGCGAGGAAATGGAAAACCGCCGCAAAGAGACGCGCACGATAAACGAATGGGATAGCCAGTATCAGCTGCACAGTAAACCAGTTGGTGAGGTTCGCCTCGACCCTGATCGTATTCGGGAATACAACATACAGCCGGAGATCCGCTACGCCAACCGCACCGCTTCAATGTGGCTCGGCCATACGCAAATTGTCGGCGCTGTTGCCTGGTGGGACGTGGCCACAGGCAAAGTAAAAGCCGATGCGTCGGCGTTCTCCCTGTGTCTAACCGACGCCAGAGGTCATCTGTACTGGCATGTTTGCCAGGAGCTTACCGGCGAGCTGGCGGAGTTTGACGACAACGACAAAATCATTGGCGGTCAGGTGATGCAGATTAAAGAGCTGGTAACCCGATATCAGATCCCGGTTGTGTGCGTCGAGGTTAACGGCCCGGGAAGCTTTGCGGGTAAATTACTGCGTCAGGCGCTCAAAGGCACCGGGTGCGGCGTACGCGAAGAATTCAGCGTGACCAACAAGCAGAAGCGCATACTGGATGCATTCGAGGCCCCGCTATCCTCCCGTTTCCTGTGGGCCCACAGTGACGTGCTGGACGGCCAAATGTACGACCAGATGCGGGACTTTAACCCTGCACTGACCACCCAGCCCGACGATTTTATTGACTCTGGCGCTGGTGCGATAAGCGCTACCCCTGTGCGAATTGGTAAAGTAGTCGGGATTCCGACCGGACAGGCGCGCGAACATTGGCAGTTAAGTGACGGAGACCACGAGGTCGAAGTCGATTACTAACACTGTCAGAGGTTACGCGCTATGTCGGTGCCCAATCAGACCCCATACAATATTTATACCGCAAACGGTCTGAGTACCGTTTTTACTTACGAGTTTTATCTCATCACGGCGAACGATCTGCAGGTCACCATCAACGGTAATATCGTGACCACCGGTTACACCATCGCCGGTGTGGGGAATGTCAGCGGCGGTGATGTAACGTTCCTCACTCCGCCCGCCAATGGTGCGACGGTGATGCTTGAACGCGTTGTGCCAACATTCCGGTTAACTGATTATCAGGATAACGGCGATTTACTCGCTGATACGGTTAACAAAGATTTTGACCGCATCTGGATGGCGATACAGCGCTCGTTTATTTATCTCGGGCTGGCATTGCGGCGTTCGTTATTTGGCGGCCCGTATAACGCAGAGGGTTATCGCATCGCTAATCTTGCTGACCCGGTTAACGATACCGATGCGGCAACTAAGCGGTGGGTACAGAGCCAGGGGCAGATTAACCTCAATAAAACTCTGCGTGTTCCAGAAACCTTTGTTGCGTCGTTGCCACCTGCTGTTGCACGGGCAAATCATTTGCTGGCATTTAACAATGAAGGAAATCCGATATCGGTTCTTCCTGAATCCGGCTCTGCCGCAGATGTACTGATAGACCTGGCAAGTACCGCAGATGGAAAAGGCGATGCTCTAATCGGCGTGAAACAGCCGTATGATGGTAGTGCGGCGACTACGCAGCATGAAGTTAATAAGCGTCTGGTTAATATCCTCGATTTTGAGGTTGCTCCAAACGTTCCCGCATCTGGTGATGGTGTCACTGATAACGCCGTTGCACTACAGAAAGCTGCTGCAGCCGTAGGCGAATGGGGGACTATATATTTTCCTGCTATCGGTGGGCGTAACTACAAACTCGGAATCGGAACAAGCGCAGCATGGACTAATAACCGAATATTGAAAACCGATAAAGGCGTTATTCTGTCTACAGTTGATGGCGGTTATATCAGCTCAACAGCGCGCTTTGCTTCCGAGGTTAAACTGCATTATACAAATCAGGATGTTTACTTCACCTATCCTCAGAGCCTGGGCGTTGGTGCTGCTGACAGGCCTGTCTGGATAAGTCCGGCAGACCGTGATTTTTCAAAAGTTGAGCCGGTTTACCCTAACCAAAGCGATCTTGCAGTTGGTATGTATTACAGGCAGTTTGATCAGGGTCTGGATACTTCCAGCGTAATTGCGCCTACTGCTACCAGTGAATCCGGTTATATTCTTACCTCGTCAGATGTCAACAAACAGTCCATTGGGTTCGCGCACATATCAGATGGTGAAGAGTTATCCTGTCATTTTGATGCGCCGTCTTCATCGGCTACGACAATAGCGGTTGTAATGGTTAACTTTTCCGCTGGTAGGATCTGGTATAACTGTAATGCTAATGATACGTCTAATCCAGTTCGTAATATAAGGACTGGAGGTAGTGTTATAACTGGTGATTTAATCTATCAGGGAATGAATTCATCACCGGCGTATAAATTCTTTATGAGTGATATCACTGTAAGGAGAAACTCTGCGACAAGTTTTACGTTGATGCTTAATGGGTTTGCTATAGACACCGTAACTGATTCGTCTCTGGGTGAAATCAGAGATATTGGATTTGGTGTTGGAGGTATAGGAAATCTTACTGTAACGAGCCTCACGCGTCGCCTGAATGCGACACGAGAAACAGGTAGATACCTACATGTCTGCTGCTTTGGTGATAGCATTTCTTCAGATGCTCTAGGGGCGTCATGGCCCTCTGTATTGAAATATTCTTTAGATGCTATGAACGGCTACCGATTTGCCACTGTAGATAACTTTGCACGACCAGGTGATGATTCCGCAGCGCAAAGAACGGTAATGGATAATGTTAATTTAGGTAATTATAACCTGTGTTTAATCATGGTTGGGGTTAATGATATTCAGGGTGGTGTTACTGGTGCATCGTATCTTGCAAATATGCGTTATATGATAAATAACGCTATCAATAATGGAAATCAGGTTATAGTGGCTTGTCCGACCATTTATTACGGAAGGGAGCAGACCGGTGGTAAAGGGCAACCAACCACGCGAAGCGGGCTTGGAAAATATCATCGCTCGGGCCTGCGCTATCTATGCGCCGAACTTAAAGTTAAATTTATTGAAATGAATCAGGTTATCGGGCCTGTATTTCCTGAATATGTTATAGATCCAAATCTCAGCGATAAAGATTCAACGGTTAACGACAACATACACCCCACGCCTAACACGGGATATTTGTTTGCGAGGGCGTTCTATAACGCAATTTGTGGGTTGCTTGCCCCGGGCGGAGATATGAATACTCCCCAAAAACCTCTCACAGGAATGGTTGGCGCTGGCTGGTCTTTAGGTAGTGGAGACGATACCCCACGCTGGTCGCGTGATCCCGCCGGGACGTTAACATTAGATGGATTGCTTAACTATACCGCCGGTGGTAATCCCGGTAACGGCAGTATAATTTACACATTACCACCTAACGTAAGCCCTCGCTTTGTGACCCGACAGGTTGTGTGGGCAGATGCTGTAAACGCTCGAGTTCTTATTGAACCTGACGGAAATATTAAAGTGTATGGTATGACAAGTGGGGCGTGGCTATCTCTTAGCGGAATTTCGTTTAAAGGAGTTGTATAGCAAAGAGGTCGGGATTCCGACCGAAAAATAGCCTTACCCTCGGGGCACTCAATAGTGTTCCCTCCGGGGGTAAGGTATGAGGATGCACCCACAAAACAACTGGCTTTCCTGGATTGGTAACGGCGTCACAACCGTTGCCGCTTATCTCGGTATTACCACCCTTGATTTAACCTATCTCGTTCTGGCCGTTCTCGGCTTTCTGTTATCCCTTCTCGGGTGGCTTGACCGCCGCGCAAAAATTAAAGCCGACCGTCACGCCAGCGCAGAGCGCCTTGCTCTCGACAGGCAGCGTACGCGCGCCGTGGTTGACTATCTTAGCCGATCGGAATTGCACAACCTTGACCAGGCTGATGACGTCGTCGCTAAGGTTCAGCGCGTGATGACTGAAACGGAGATACAGCCATGAAACGCGCTACAAAACTCAGTGCTGCGGTTCTCGGTCTGGTGCTGGCCGGTGCGCCTGCTTCGGTAATTCTGGATCAGTTCCTCGATGAGAAAGAGGGTAACAGTCTCACCGCGTACCGTGACGCTGGAGGAATTTGGACTATTTGCCGTGGCGCCACGCAGGTAGACGGCAAACCCGTGATGCAGGGCATGAAGCTGACGCAGGCAAAATGCGATCAAGTGAACGCCATTGAGCGCAATAAGGCGCTGGCGTGGGTAGACCGCAATATCAAGGTACCGCTGACCGAACCACAAAAAGCGGGGATCGCATCGTTTTGCCCCTACAACATCGGCCCGGGTAAATGCTTCCCGTCAACGTTCTACAAGCGCATGAACGCCGGTGATACAAAAGGCGCATGTGAGGCGATCCGCTGGTGGATAAAAGACGGTGGGAAAGATTGCCGCATTCGTTCCAATAACTGTTACGGGCAGGTGTCACGGCGTGACCAGGAAAGTGCATTGACGTGCTGGGGGATCGATGGCGATTAAATCAAAACTACTTGTGGGGGGCGTCGTTCTGGCGCTGCTGGGTGCTTCGCATTATGTTGCCTACCTCAAAGGCTGGTACGCACATAGCGAGAAAATTAACAGCGAGGCAGCGGCGAAGGGCAAAAAAGCTGAGAAAGCTGTCGCCAGAGGTGAACAGAAAGCCGCAGCGGCAAACGCCGAAAGCAAAGTAATTTACCGAACCATTTACCGCGACGTGGTGAAATATGTTAACGACCCGGATCATACTAAGTGCAATTTTGATGAGCGCGCTGTGCAGCTGCGGCAGCGTGCAATCGACGCGGCCAACCATATCCCCGGATTTGATGAACCCGCCGTGCAAAGCAAGTGATGCTGGTCGGGATAGCGACGAAGACCTGCAGGCCGATACCCAAACATCAGACTGCGTAAGGGAATTGCGGACTAATATTTACCGCTGGCAGTCGTGGTATAATGCGACTGAATGATGTGTACATTTTTGTGTACTTTTATGTTGGTTTATTCAGATTAAATTTTAATAAAAACAATGGATTGTTTTTATTGATTCCTGAATCCATTTAACTAAGGGGACGAAGCCGAAAGATTATAACGTTTTTAAGGACTCAGGTTAAGTCAGAAGCGGTTGAGTGCTCAAAGTCTGGTCAGTTAGCAC